TTCATAAGCATTTATTTCATCCTTTAATACTGCTATTTGAAGCTTTGCAGTGGCAATTAAACCCTCCTTTTTAATTCTGAAAAGTTCCCGTTCATGATCTTCAGCTGCTTTTTCTTTGGCCTTGTCATTTTCATAACTTAGAGCAAGTTCGTCTTGGAATCGTTTTTCTTCAGCAATTACAGCATCATTATTTTTTATTTCAATTTGCGCTAATTCTCGCTTTATTTTGTCTTCATAAGATTTAGAGTCAAACTCATTTATCTTGGCGATTTCCTCTGATGTTTTTTTATTGATATCAATGATTTTATAAGCGGCTTCATTTGCAATGAATGCTTTTTGATTTGAATTAAGTTTGTTTTCTTTGGTAACAAATTTGTCAGCATCCAAGGAGTGTTTTTTTGTTAATTCAGTAAGTTGTATTTGTTTTTTACTGCTAAATTCCAATGCCTTGATCCGAACTTCATCAGTTTGTTCTCCATTTTTCGCAACGTCTTCATTAATTTTTATGATTCGTTCCAGTTTTTGTTTTTGTATTTCATATTCTGAATCAGATAGTTTTTTGGCCCTGTCTAATGCTTCTTTCATAGCTTTTTCTCTAGCTGCTTTTGCTTTTTTATCTTCTTCAGTTTTAAATGCTGCATCTTTTACAGCTGCATCTTTGTCTAAATCCTCTCTTAATTTATTTAGTCTATTTTGTTCTTCAATTGTCAATTTAGATGTTTCTGAAAATTTGGCTTTTTTAAAATTTAATTTTTCTTTTTCGGTTGCGATTAAGTCAGAAAGATCATCGCTCGTTCTACCTTGTTTACTAACTCTAAAACCGCTTTTTTCTAAGGTTTTTTGCTCTATTACCATTTGAGCGATACGCTGTCTGGAATTACTTATGTCTGTTTTTGTTCGTTCTAAATCAACAGTTTGCAAATCAGAATATACTTTTATTTGAGCGTCTAAAATTTCTCTTTTTCTTGTAATTTCTTCTTTGTCCAACTTATCTGAATTTTCACCTTTAGCTTTTCGTAACGCTATTTCCTGCTCGATTCCTTTAAAATCTTCATTTCTCGAGCTGTCTCTTTGATTTGCATATTGTTTTTCAGAATCTTGTAATTGTTTGTTCGCATCAATTATCTTTTGAATATTCTTTTCGGATTCGCTCATTTGGTCGTTAAAAACCATATAAGCAACTACTACGGCAGACAATAGACCAAGAATTAAACCCCAAGGAGTAGCTTTAACAGCAACATTCAATCCTTCTTGAGCAACCATAGCAGTTCTTGCAGCAGCAGCTTGAGCAAGTATAGATTCTGTACCTATTCCTGTGGCTAATGCAAATCGTATTTGTCCAGCGGTCCAAGCTACTTGCAATGCTGTTGAAGCAGCCATAACCAGATTTACACCTTTTACTATTCCTAAATAAGTAAATAAAACGGCTCCAGCTTTTAAAACAAAATTTATAATGTCCTTGAAATTATCTCTTAAGAATTTCAAGGTTTTAGTCAATGCTTCAGTTCCTGAATTAGCGTCATTGGTTTGCAAAACATAAGCTTTCCATCTATCTACTAAATCTCCTATTATTGAATCTATGCTTTCAGAAGCAGCTGCTACTTCTTTATTTAAAGCTGCATTATCAACATACTCTTTATTTGCTTGAGCAATTGATTGTTCTAAAATACCATAATTAGCAGCCAAAGAACCAATTACTGTAAAAGCTCTTTTCTCAGTTATTTCAACATCATTTAAAACTAAAGCTAAATTTTCACCTTCTTTTTTGGCATCGCTCAATCCTTTTACGAATTTGACGAATACACCTGTTGCATCCTGATTAAATTGCTTAGAAAGTTCTTTTTGTGTCAAACCGGTTAACTTCAAAACCTTTTCAAGATTAGCACCAGTAGCAATTGCATTATTGATTACAGCAAATGTGGACTGAATGGCACTTCTTGAACTTTCAGCTTCGGATCCCAATGTAGATGTAGCGGCACCAAGAGCCAAAACACCTTGGGCGGATGTGTTATAAACCGCAATACCTTTTTGAATTTCTGTAGCATTAGCCAACACTTCAGCTTCAGTTGTAGCAAATGAATTTCCTAATTGTGTGATCACAGAAGCTAGTTTGTCAGCATTTTCAAAACTATCGGAGGAAACCTCAATGAATTTAGCAAACTGGCCAACCTGCTCATCTGAAATAATATTGGATGTTAATTTTAGCTTTTCGATCGCTTCAGAAAACTTTAAAATATTAGCAGTTCCGGTAACTCCCAGTTGTCCTGCAACTTCAGCAGATTGAATCAATCCGTCAACGGTAATACCATCAAGTTTGTCGCCAAGTTCAACAACCTCACGACCAAATTGTTTTAAATCATCGCCTGTGATATTTGTAGTTTTTCCAACAGCTATTAATTGACGATCAAAATCCTTTACGATGGTAAATATATCTTTTACTATAACGCCAAATAATTGTATTCCAGTAACAAGTCCAAAAGTCGCTATAAGATTTCGAAATGTTTCATTCAATCCTTGAAAAGCACTTGAATAATTACCAACATTTTTGGAATAGTCACCAACGGCTTGATCCGCTTTACGAATACGAATATCAAGCTTGTCAAATTCTATCTGAGCTCTTTTTATAGCTTCTGTATTTTTATTTTCGGCACTCAATAAATCAAGCAACGTTCTTTTGGCAATTGTTCGCTGTAGATTTAATTTTGTGTAAGCCGTAGTCATGTTACTGGATAATATAGCCTGCTCTTTTGCTATTCTGTTGCTTTGTTCGTTTGCAAGTCTTTCTTCAGTTGACAACTTTATGTTTGATCTGGTCGCTGCTTGTTTTTTATAAGCAACATCCAATACCAGTTTCTCAGTTTTCAAAGCCTCCTGCTTTACTTTTTCTAAGTTAGTTTCTGATATTAATTGTTCTTTTAGCGTAACAATTGATTGTTCAGCAAGTAGTTTAACCTCATTTTTTTGCTTAATAAATTCGGTTTGGTTTTCGCTTCTACGCAATTTTACATTCTCGGCATTCAATAAAATAATTGAATCTACAAAAGCCTTATTTTTTGTTATTGCAACATCCAATGCTTCAGCATAATCCTTACCCCAGGCTAAGGCGTCATCAGTAATAATATCTTTTCTCGTTATTTGGCCTTCCATCCTTATTTCTTTTTAGAGTTTTGTTTTTCTATTGCTGCTACTTTTTGTTTGACTTGGTTTTCTAGTGAGTAAAATTTCTCTACAGATATTGTATAGAAATCAAAATCATACCCCATAACAGAGCTGTAGCTTGCCATTAAGTTTATAATTGTTCCAGCACTGTCATTATTGCTTTTTTCTTCTTTAGGTAGGCTGTTTTTTAGCTGGTTTATTTTTTGAATAATCCCTTCGCATTCTCGCTCCACTCGTAATAAATCATCATTGTAATTTTCATTAGAAAAACTGTACCCAAAATCCAATAAGATGTCTATTAATTCATTGTGAACATCAAACTTTAAGGCTTCGACAGCACATTTGATCACTACATATTTCTTTTCCAAAAAATCGATTTCTTTAGATAAACTGAATACTTTTTGGCTATTTTGCTTATTGTATTTGTCCTGATATTCTTGATACATCATTCCCCAAATGGAGACTAATTCATCAATGGGAGTTTCTTCATCAGAAAGTCGGGTTATATCCATATCATGAATAATTTCGATGAAGGTGATCATTGGAATTTTTCGAAGTGTTTTGTATATCATAATCTTAATTCTTTACGGTAATAATTTAGTACAAATGGCTGTATTTTACTTTCAATAACATCTTTAAGGTTTTCATCTGTCAATCCAAAAAGACTGGAAGAAAGCCAATGTGGACTATCTAAAATATCATCTGTTTTAGGATCCGTTGAACCGAAATAAAAAACATCATCAAGAACAGTTACGTAAAATTTATCTAAAAAGCTTCCAGTATCTTTTCCTGTAAATGGTTCTCCGGCTCCTTTGGCTCCGTTTGTGATTAATTCAGTGGCTTTTGAATAAAACCCAATTGCTTTTCCATAAATGTCTTGGCTGTCTTCGTTGATTTGCTTTTTGTTCATTTCAACCATTAATGCGCTTAATGATTTGATAAAAACAAACAATTCATCCGAAACTATTTTCGGTTCTATTCTGTTGCATTTTGCTAATTGAGTACTGAAGTTTGCCATGATTTTATATAAAAAAAGAGGCTAAACCATTTGATGATTGTAGCCTCTTATGCAATAAAGTTTTTATTATACTATTCGGAAACTACTTCAGCGTCTTTGACTTTTATGTCATTTAGCTTTCTAGTAGCGATTTTAAAAGCCTTTTTCAATTCCGATAAACGTTCTTTTTCTTGAATTCCTCTGAATACCCAAGTATTCTCGAATTCTACCTTGAACTGCTCAAAAGTACCGACGTAGTTTTCAGCAAACGTGATCTGCTTATACTGATTAAGCATTTTGTTAGATCGTTATTGTCAACGCTTTTACACTTTCATAAGTAGCTTCTGCCTGAACAATGATTCCGTTTAAGTTAAGCACTAACCCGCTTACAAATCCAGTTCCTGTAAGTTCGTAAACACCGTTGGCGTCAGCTCCTACAAATGAATGAGTCACCGGAACTCCGACAGCTGTTTTCAGGGTAATGTTTGCCGCTGTTAATGAAGTTACGTCATCTCCTGCGCATCCAGCATCAACTTTGAATTTAATAGAAGTAGAAGATGCACTTACCAAATTAAGGTTTACATCAAAAATTCCGTTTAATTCAATTTGAGACCAAGTAGGTTTTGCAATAACACCGTTGTTTTCAAATTCCTTATAATCTGCATATTCCAAAGTTACTGGCGTGTGAGCTGGTTTGTCTGGCATGGCATCAACACGTTTTCCAACAGTGATAGTTACCAATTGCCCTTTTACTTTTACACCATCTGGAGTAGTTCCTTTAATTTCCTGAGCATCAGTAAATTCATAAATTCTCATTTTCTTACCGTTGTAAGAAGTTAAAGCGTCATGAGAACAAAGGCCTAAGAAACAGTTGAACGTTCTGATTTTCTTTCCGTTTTTGGTCTTGTACTTGCTATTTCCTTCAAAGAAAGTATCTTCCGTATCAGCAACAGCTAATTCTTCGATTTCAAATAATGGAATTATTTTCTTTAAATTAATATCTGCTTTCCATGTAGCCAAGGTTTTGGCTGCTGCTAAAGTGGCAAACTCTTGCTCATCAGTAGCTAAGGCATGACGAATAACAACGCCTTCTAAGCATTGCTCGTTTGCGCCTGTATTTTTATTTGATTGCCCTGCTTTGTGGCATTCTACGATTACACTCATAGTTTCTTTTTTTTATTGGTTACAATTAAACATGTATTTCAATTCTCCGTTAATGGAAAAGATATGAAAAGGTCGTGTGTCATTCAATTTAATATTATTGATATTAAAATCTTTTAACACGTTCTTTAATCCTTTTTCAATTCCGGTTATTTCTAATGCTTTTGTTCTTTGAATCAGTTTTATACAAATGTCCTGAGCTTCGGAATCTGTTATTTCAGTTGATTGAATTTTGTTTAAATTCAGCATAAAAACAATCTTTACTTTCGATGAAAATAACTTTCCATCTTTGGAAGTATGTTCGTTTGAATCGACAAAAAAAACAGTTCCTCCTTTGGCTTTCTGATCGTTGTAATACACCTCTTTTGCTTCTCTGCTTGAAATCATGACTTCTGGGACTAATGAATTTCCATCCTTGTCTAATCCTTTCAAAACACGCCCATAGAAATCAACATCATTAAAAGCTAAGGAATTACTCAAAGCATTTTGAATGATTTGTATTTTATGATCGATGCCTTTTGCGGGATAGTTGTTGTAGTTCATAGTTTACCAGGAGTTTCCATTTTTTACAATTGCTTCTAGCGGAAATATTACTTTCTGTGCTTTAGTAATTGCTGATTTCAGTTCGTACTTAATGCCTTTAGCTACGTAAAAGCCACCATCATTTCTAACGCCTTCCAAATCTAATTTTAAAGACTGGAAAGTCAGTTTTGCGTTTCTTTCCGTTAAATTCTTTCTACCTGATGAAATGAACAACTCAAGCATTTTAATAGCGATGCTGTACCCAATAGAATCATCAAACAATCTTGGTCTAGAGATGATTATCTGTGAATAATCAATAGCTTCATCATACGATGTGTGTTGATCAAAAACAGCAGTTAAAACTTCAATTACTGATTGTTTTCTAATAGAAGAAAGGAAGTCGTTAAATTTAACGACCTCCATATCTATTTCAGGAACTGCTGCATAAACATTTTCAACGGTAGCAAGTTGATGGAAAGAGTTTACTTTTCGTCCTGATGTTGCTGATAAAACCTCCTCGTTTATCGTTAGTCCAAAATCAGGATCTAAGGGTTTCTCCCATCCTATTCTACCTATTAAAGCTGCTATGCTTGGTTCACTATACATATTATATTCCTGTTACAATGTTAGCTTCAAATACTAATACTTGCTCTTCAGACATTTCATCAATGTATTTAGCCAATGTTGCATCAGTATTATTGGCTTTAGCTTTAGTGGTTTCATAAGCTAAATTGATTGCTGCAATCACAGAGACTTTAGTGTAAGAAACTGTTTTGTATAAATACGTTGCATTACCTTCAGTTTGAACATCTAATGAAGCGGTTGCTTCTTCACAATCCAGGATGTAAATGTTGTCGATGTTATTGATAACTGGTAATACAATTGCTTGAGAAGATGTGAATTCTTTAATAGGATCATTTTTATGGTATTTAGAAACCAAAATAAAATCATCTACTTTTTGATAATCGACCGCATTATCAGGGAATGTCTCTTCAGCCAATCTACCGTAAGTCAAAGAACCTACATTAAGATCAGTCAAGAAAACCACCGCATTGTCAGCCCATGGTTTAACAGATTTGTGCTTGCCGTCTTTTTCAACTAAAACGTGTCTATCAACAATAATAATACTCACGCCATAAGCAGATTGTAAAAATTCATTGGCTTTTTCAACAGATTGAACTGGAGGAATGTTTGTGCCAACAAAATCACGATAAAAAGCATATTGCTCTCTTACTTGCTGATTTACTTTAAATTTATTCCAAGTGGATTTATCCATCAAAATATATCTGATCGTATTTCCTGAAGGTCTTGCAGCTTCAATTACTCTATCAATATCATCGATAGGTTTTGCTGTAGAATCTGACCATCCTTTTACTACACCAAATTTATTTGCTGCTGGATGATTAAAATTAACTCTGATTCCAAGACCAGGATTGTCAT